GGTAGATATAGGTGATGCGGACGGACAAAGCAAAGGTTTAGTTCTTACGGGAACCGCACCAACGATTACTTTTAAAGATACAAACGCTCGTTCGGGAATGATACTTATGAACGACAATAAAATGCTTTTTTTATCGGGGGCGTCCAATAGCGAAGCTTGGAGTCAAGTCGATGGAGAGTGGCCACTTGTATTATATACAGATACAAATCGAGCACAATTTGGTGGCAATATAGATACTGTAGGGAACATTACTTGTTCAGGATATATGAAAGCAGACAATAAAACCAAGAATGAGAATTGAACGCAACGACTTTACGCTTCCAAGTGGAACTACTTCTTTATTGAATGGTGGTACTGTTTCATTACAAAGTAATTGTACCGTAACTTCAGGTATTTTTATTGCTACTATTTCGGGTATATATGCCTGTTCTTGTAAACTACGTCTCCCCGACGACAATCTTCAATCGCCTGAAATTCAATGGTATAGACGAGCAAGTAATGGAACTCAAACTCAATATGAATATTTTGAAATGTGGATACCGCAAGGTGAAGACGGTAGACGTGCTGGAATGTCGCACACGCTCATTGAATTATCAGTAGGACAAGGCATCCTTCCAAGAAATGATTTAAATACGATGGGCGGTTGTGTTGCTACATTTGACGTGTTTATGATACAATAAGAATATTTGCCATACTTTTTTATAACTATATACTATAATGAATTATTACGCTGTGTTGAAAAAACATTACGATGGTAAAATTTGGGGTATTGCTGAAGATTACAGTACATTGGACTGGGGCGACGAAACACCAAAACCTACGGACAAAGAAATGATAAACCATTGGAATAATATGAAGCATGATTATTTAGCAGATAATATGCGGGAACAACGTAATCGACTATTACGAGATAGCGACCATTGTGCCTTACCAGATTACCCGCAGAGAAACAAATGGCTAGTCTACAGGCAGTCGCTAAGGGACTTCCCGAGCGTGTGGTTACCTGATAGACCGTTTCCCGAAAAACCCGAATAAATAATATATACACTAATATAAATGACCTTTATCCTTTTGATATTTAACGACCAAGAATGTAAGCAATTTAATTGTATGTGGTTTTATGACACGATTAAATGTCTTATGGAAGACACAAAAAACGTAATTAAATATAGCGACGTAAATCGTAAAACAAGAATATACAAAACGTCCAAGTCATTCTTTAGGATATTAAAATAAGCAACGCAGACACCAATTTATATTTTAAATGATTAAAAATAATGTCGTATAGTATATGCCTTCTAAATACTTGTTCTTGTCTCATAGTCAAAAGTCCGTCGCTGGGGCAACGTGGAACAACATACCAACCTTATCACAATCGTCTCGTGAATGCTACTTGACTATCGTATCCGCCAAACTGGTTTTTGATACCACTATAACCTACGAAGGAGTGAATCTTAAAATGGATATACCCGTTATGAACTATGCGTCCACTGACAATGATATACCTATGGTGGCGATGTTAGAACAAGGAGTGGATACAAAAATATATCACTTACCAACCGGGAATGATATCCATTTACTTAGTAATGATAATCTTAAAAAATATTAATATTGTAACAGAAGACAACTTTGGAAATGTTCTTACTCTTGGTGCTGGTGATAGTTTAGAAATTATGATTAAACTCGATTACGTAGACCAACTAGCAGTAACCAATCAATATATTAGCGAAGTTCCTATGCGACTTTAGACCGATTTATTTAGGCGCATAGCCCTTTAAAAAATATATGTATAATTCATAATGATCGAAATTACAAAACTAATGATATATATCAAACAAACGAATTATGAATTATACAAAACGATGATTACTTTAGAACATATAAAGGCAATACGCACTTTTAAAAACTTTAATTCTTACATAGAGAAAACAATTTAAATATTACATATATATATATACAATGTCTCACCCTAAAACTACGAATATGTAAAAAATGGCGTGAAAACAACAAAGAACTCCAACGACAACGTAATCTATTATATGCGACAAAATCTCAACGATGGAAAACAATCAAAACATCTTTATGAAAATGAACCAATTTGACACTAACCCTTTTCTTTAGGAGATTTATTACATAATAATAATATTAATTAAAAAAAGAACTTAAAAATAAAATATTACTTAATAGTATAATGAGCCAACGAATCATTAAAGACTCGACCACTCAAACCGCCAAACGCAAAATTAATCAAAATTTTAATGTCAAAACGGGAAACCAATTAGCACTTAAACTTTTACAACAAGGGGTTGATTTATTGACAACCCAACAACTCAAAATCAAGAACCCAAAACTGATTCGTAAAAAGCAGATTGAGAATGCTTACAATACGCCAAAGATGTATTTAATAGCGATTTATTAACAAACGGGATATTCGTGATAAACAAAAAAAAGACAATATTACTATCATGCCCTTTGGAAATGTAGTTAGACATTACAATATTATTAAGAAGATAAAAAAACCAGTAACATTTAAAATAATTCAAAATGGTGAAGACGTAATAGGAGAGCTTACTTTAGATAAAGGTGGAGTTAGAGCATGGGATAATTATTATTTGTTCACACAAATTACAAGTAAAAATTTTTGGACTGACAAGAAAGGTGTCCAAATTCAAATGATACCATCTAAACCAATAAAGAAAACAAAACCAATCAAACAATCATTTAAGGAAGGTAAGTTCAATTGTGTTTTAAATCACGTATTCAGATATTTTGAGAAAAAGATGAACGAGACGGACAATAAAAAAACAAAACAAAATTATAAATCAAGATGTAATAAAACATTAGAACTAAACAATAAATATTTTGATATTGGTGTAGATGAAGAAGGATTAAACGACATTGCTAATACATTACAAATCAATATTAATATTACATTGCCGTTCCAAGACCAATATATAGAAGTAAAGTCTAATAAAAAAGCATTACGCACATTTAACTATATCAATACACGATTGAATCACGTAGAATATGATGAGATGAGTTACGAAGACAATCGTGTAAGAAAAAACAACGAGCGAATTAATAACACTACAAAAATATTTAGATAAAACAAAACAACCTTATACGTATCAAAAAGGTTCAAATATTTCAGCAATTAGAACCAATGATACTCTATACACATTAGAAGACACTTATAACGAAGTCGTAAAGGAGTTTGAAATTAAAACGGGTTTATAAATTGTAAAATTGATTCGATAGCATTTCCTGAAGTAACTGAATTTATTCGTGACGGAGTTCATTTTAACCAAACAATGGATTTTGATTTAGGAGAATGTAATAATCATATCGATATGAAAAAAGCATATGCGAACTATAAAATGTGTAAATATTATGATGGATTTTTAGGAAAACCAACCGACTTCCGTACATGTGATAAAATGGAAGGTATTGGATATTATAGAATTCAAAACATCCAATTTAACAATAGCATTTTAGAACAATGGAATAAAAGAATGAACATTTACAATAACGGATTAATTTTTCCAAGCCCTGAGTTAAATATGTTGAAAGATAAAGGCGTGACATTTGATGTAGATTTAGGATGTTGGGGTGGTAAAATTGACTTTGATTTTACGGACGAAATGATAAATGGTAAATCCGAAGACGAATACAATTCATTCCGTTATTATTGTAAATGGGTTGGTTCAACGTATTGTAACAACGAAAAAAAATCATTTTACATTAAAGGCAACAAAGACTTTATTGGATTATTACAAAATGAATTGTCCGCCGATAATATGGTAAGGTTTAATAATGAGGTTCAAGTATCTTACAATAAGAAGAAGAATATGGTATTACCACACATTTGTGGTTTCATTACTTCTTATATGCGAATCAATGTGTTAGAACAATTGGAATCAATGGATCTTAATAGTATTTGTAAAGTGGTATGTGATGGTATTTACTATAAAGGCGAACCAGTTCAAATGAAAAATTGTTTTAGAGACGAACCCAAAGATATAACACAAAACGAGGGTTGTGAGAGTTATATTTCAAATCCAGATGTTCGTAAATATACTGGATACGGCGAACCACGAGAACACAATATGATAGAATTACACACTGGAGCGGGAGGTTGTGGTAAAACACATTATAACTTAACTGATAAAGGTTTTATTGGTATGTCCTTTTATGCTCCAACTTGGAAACTAACACGGAACAAAGCAAACGATTATAATTGTAGAGCGAATACCATCGCCAAGATTGAATCCACGGATCCGTCTATATTTGGGCCGCAATTACGATTTTGTAATGTGTTAGTGATTGACGAAGTATCTATGATGAGTGAAAAATCAAAACAACAAATCTTAAAAAATATGGCTGGTTGTAAAATCATATTTTGTGGCGATATTGGTTATCAATTACCGCCTTTTGAGGAAGGTAATAATGAGGAATTTAAAAAGGATATTACCGAAATCAAGCACACACACAATCATCGAGTGGAATGTGAAACGTTACGTAAGTTGTTGATTCAATGCCGTTCTATGATGGATAAGAACAAAAATATTATTCCATATGTCTTAAATAATATTCCGTCACGTGATACCCCCCAGTATAATCACGAAACGGATATGATATTAGCGACAACGCATTCCATTAAAAACGAATACACTGAAAAATATAAAGACAAAATGAAATACGTTATCACTCAAAGCGACGAAGTATATGGACGTGGTGAAGTATATTACAAAGTTCCAAACACAAAACATTACGAATTACGTCACGGATATACAACACATTCCATTCAAGGAGAAACGATGAAAGGTAATATTTTCATTGACCTTCGTGGTGTATATGACAACAGAATGATGTATACAATGATTTCTCGTGCGAAGAGATTATCTCAGATAATTTTGATTTAGTTTTCATTTTGATTTAAAAAACTAACAAAAAACTAAATCAAAATAAAAACCCCTTACAAAATATACTTTTCAATTAAATGTAAATCAATATTTACACAAACTGCCTTCGATTTTCCCCTAAATACACAGACATTATTTACTCTAACAAAATCGCCATATTTTCCCTTAATTTAAAATTTAGTTAGTTGAATATTATCGTGAGTTTTCATTATATATTACATAGATATTATTTTTTAAACTATTTGACCCTTAATTATTTTAGGAACTATATGTAATGAGTTCGAGTGAAGATGATGAAGATAAAAAATATCTTATTTATAGAATTAGGACGACTGGTTGCCCACCTGATATGACGTATATTGGAAGCACAGAGTATCAATATCATATGATAAGATGGGGTTCTCATGAACGAGATTATAAGAAAGTTCAAAATGGCGGTAAATATTCTTGTTCCAGTATGTTGTTATATAAAGTACAAAACGTCATTGAGCAAGATAGTTGTGTTGTATACGAACAATTAGAAATGGTTTCTTTAGAAGAAAATCAAAAAAAGAGGGTCAGTATATTAGGAATGAACTGAATGACGACAATGTAATTTGTGTTAATAAAAACATAGCTGGTCGTTCTCAATCACAATATTATATTGACAACCGAGATAAACACAATGAAAAAATGAGATATTATTATCAAGACAACCGAGAAATCATCAAAGAAAAAGCGAGAAAACGATATAATAAACAAAAGAAAATCCGTTTGGAAGAACTTACAAAGGGCTCTACACTTTAAAACCCCTCGTTTCGTTTTTTTGGCTCAACCTTTTTAAAGGTTGGTATATATGTACGATAAAGAATATTACAAAAAACATAAAAAACAATATTTAGCATCATCCAAAGAATATTATAACGACAATAAACAAAAATTTAAAGACATATATAAGAAGCGTCTTGGCTGTAAAATGGAAAAAACCTTTTTCTCTATAATACATTTTACAGAGGGTGTGAATCCGTTTGAAAAAGGATTTGGTGAACCCGACGATGAGTCATCGCTAAACTCTATATTGCGATTTATTTTTTCTAACAAATCGTAGAACTTTTTTTCTTGTTTGTAAATAGATATTAGATTATTATGACTTTGTTTAAGATAGTTCTTCCTTAAATCTGGGTAAATACTTGTTTCTAACTTTTCCAAACTCTCGTGATATTGAGTAAGCAATGACGGACTTAAGGTTGTTTCATTACGAGCAACATTTAATGTATGGGTCAATAATGACTGACTTTGTAATATTACCTCCATTTGATTTGGAAAGTTTTTAAATTTAGTTAATGCTGATATGGTCGCAATAATACTACTTAATGCAATCGGGACAAGTGATACGATATTGTTATTCCACCCCATTTGTAGTTTCATTGATTCAAACATACCAGTCATTAGCGATATTACGATGATACATTTATTCCAATTGTCACTCTGTTTTTTTAGTTGCTCGTGTGCTAAACTCAACGCATCTCGTTTTGATTTTAGGTCTTGAACTATATGCGAAAGTTCAGGTTTTTCCATATAAAATAAACATATAATATATTATAATGGAATGTAATATTTGCTATGAAAAATCATACAATATAGTTGATTGTTTTTCAAGATGTAAATTTAAACTTTGTCGTCCTTGCTTTAGGAAATTATTAGAATTGGACGATGATGAAATATATTATACGTGTCCCATGTGTCGTGGAGTAAATGTGTATAATCAGTCTAAACGATTTACAAAATTCGTAGACAGAGGTTTGGACTTATTAAAGATTATTATTCATTTATATAAAAATGATTTGATACAAAATAGAACAAACCAACAATGGACAGAATACACGCAACAAATTATTGATAATAATAGAGCGCCACATATTATGTTTTCTTGAATGGTTTTAAATTACCTTTATCTTTAATCTTTTGTTTTGCTTTGACTTGCTTTTCTAATTGATTTTTAGATATTTCTTTTACGGTCAATGGTGTATCTTTTGACACACGCTTGGTTGGACGCAATACTGGATATTGTCCTTTCTTTGCTACGTTCTTCCAGTCTTCTTTGAACCATTGGGTCAACCCGTCTTTTGGTTTTTTACCACTATAAGTCCCGCCACGGTCTTTATAAGTCTTTACAATCCAACCGCTCTTATAGGCTCCGTGTGTTTTGTATTTTTCATCTGCTTCTTTTTTAACTCTCGCATATAATGCTTTATCGTTGGGAATATTACTCATATATATTGGTAATATATTTTTATAAATCACTATTAGTAAATGTATCAAGTGAATGCTTTTCTAACATATCAGCGTCTTTGTCTGCCGTGTATTCAAATAAATTACCGAACGCCGTTTCTTTATTAGCATGTGCCGATACAATATCACCTTTAACACGATGGTGATTAACCTTCTTATCTAATTCTCTCTTTACTTTTTTATCTACTTTAATGGATTCATGGAATGCTTTTGTATAACCCGCATTGAATACGTGTGCTACTTGTGTTCTATCCCTTATCGATTTACTTTGCTTTAATGTATTCAACGCAATAGATCCTCCAAGACTATGTCCACCGAGTGAATAATCTTTTTTCGTCGCCATATTGCCTCATTATATCCCTTGTTTTTTGTCTCCGTTCTTTAAATTGTGGATTTATTCTTTGAACCCCTACACCTAATGCTACATCACTAATAATATCTCTTGGACTATTTACATTCGTGCCAGTATAGTTGATATGGATATTATTACCCCGTTTAGCGGTTAAGACATCTTTATCCGTGTTCGCTTCATCTAATTCATAGCCAAACCTTCCCAGTTTTCTTTTCGCCATCTTGTTTGCTCTTTCCTTATTAGGTCGTTGTTGGTATATATAATGTATGTTTGCTATTTTAGCACTTTCATTCATAGTTGGAAGCATCTATACAATTTATTTAGAAATAAAAATATTTCCATTCTATAAATGAGTGTCAGTCTATGTATACCCACTTATAACCGCAAAAAATTTGAGAAGTTAATTCAACACAACATAAATATCCAAACCTATTATAACATTAGGGAAGTAATTATTTTAGACGATGGCGATGATGAACCCTTATGTATCCGTACCAAATACCCTATAAGATATTATAACGTTCCAAGATGTAGTATTGGAGACAAACGTAATATGCTAGTGTCTTTGTCTCAATGCGATTATGTGGCGTTTATGGACACGGATGATATGTATGATAAAGATTATATTGGTTATTCTATTTTTGAAATGGAGACAAATGATAAATCGATTGCTGGAAGTGCTGATATGATTGTTGTAGGATACAAGGGTACGCTCCCTATTTTTTATAAACAGCGTTGTATGTTTTTACATATGTTAAATGAGGCAACATTAGTATTTAAGAAAAGTTTAAATCCACAATTTTCGTCTTCTAATTCAAACGAAGCCGTTCCTTTTTTACAAAAACATTTAGGAGATATTATAGAGACAAATATTGATAGGGTTATGTGTTGTATAGCACACGACCACAATACGATTCCTAAAAAACAATGGTGTGATGATAAATTTAAGACCAATCATTTGTCTCAATATAATACACATTTACAAATAATATCTTCTATAAATGTATAATGTCGCTACATCAGATGACACAGAAACTCACGCCACAACAAGCCAACATAATCCCCGCAGGTAAATACATATATACAGATGAAACATTCCAACTAGAACCACCCAAATATGTTGAAGGCGAAGCATTTGCGAGAATGGGTAAAGAATTAGTTCCAGCACACTTTTCTTACGGACATCACAATCCCAATTTTACACCCGTGGCTTCTCCAAGTTTGCCGATGAATTACGGCACTTATATCTATAATAGCGTAACTGGTTATCAATAAAAACTAATGTTATAGTATATGACTTACACCCTCGACACACCGTATAGCAATCAAGTTATTTTTTTAAATAGTCAAAACTCAGTGTTGAAAACAATAGACGGAGTCGGACAATACCAATACAACTTCCAAACACCAATCCAGTTACCCATTAATTGTGAAATGCTTATATCCGTTACAGACGCACAAATTCCCAATATTTTTCCTAATGTTGGCTCCACTAATAATAAAATAAGTTTTTCAGTTCCCACTTTTAGTATGTTTTTCACAATCACGATTCAAGACCCCGACGGAACAACTGACCGAGCCTATAACGTCAATGAATGGTTGGCGTTTGTAAACGAACAAATATATATCGAGTCTTCGGGACGTTTTAGTTTATACGGCTCGTTCCAATCCACAATGTCAAAAATTCAATGGTTTTGTAATTTTGCGTTTCAAATTATAGATACACCTAATTATCGAACCACTTGTTATGACCTCATAGGATTTAAGAAAGATACACAAAATCAAATTATATACGAATCGAATGAAATATTGTTGTCGTCTATTGTTAATCCTGCTTTTCATATCACCATGCCGTCTTCCGTAAACTTTGCTGGTACAAGATTTATATTTGTGAAGTTTAATAATATAAGTGTTAATAATTTAAATAGTAATGGTATCACCGATAATGCTATGGTTAGAATAGACAATAATGCCCCATTTGGTTATATGATATTTTATAGACCAAGTGAAGTTCAGCGCTTTATTATTAGGAAACAAACTATCAATAATATTTCATTTTCTTTAACGGATACACAAGGCAATGAACTAAATGTATTTAGTAACGACACACAAATTACTTTAAAGATAGAATATATGTATAAGCCTGAAATGCGGTCGATGGAGGAGGGAACGATTAATTATGAACTCCGTAAGTTGTCTCAAGTTCCAATGACAAAAGAAGCCATTGAGGGGGCATATAATCCCGAGACTAACGAATTCATTAGGGAGTAAAATAAATAATAACGATTTAATTTATATGCGTCTTGGATTAAAGAAACCTCACATGAATCGTCTTGGACTAAAAAAATCAGCACACACAATAATGCGCTTTGGATTGAAAGCATCCGATATTGCTCTTGCCGCTGCGCCCGTCGCTTTGTTAGGCGGTCCCGAAATGGTACCTTTAGCGTCTGCTCTTGAAGTTGCTGGAGGAGCGGGAAAAGCCGTATTTGGTTTAGGAAGCAAAGTCGTTTAATAAAAAACAAATTAAGAATCAATTTATAATAATATATACGCTATTATTATAATGTCTCAAAGCCCTGATGCTATGTCGGAATCACTCAACTACCCTAGTATGAAACGCCGTGCTGTCGCTTCTCGCTCCTACCGTGTGAAAATTTCGCCAAACAACGGACAAACCTTCCGTGACGGACAAACCGTCAATATTGATATGCCTTCCAATTTAGCTGGAACCTACTGTAATTGGAATCAATGCTATTTAAAATTTAACGCTAAATCTACTGGTGCTGCTAAACTAGACCGCTGTGGTGCTGCTGGACTAATTTCACGTGTCCAATGTATGACCGCTGGTGCTCAAATCTTTGACCTTCCAAACTGGAATGTGCTTATGACTATTCTTATGGATACGGACTCGTCTCCTGCTTTTAAGGCGGGTGTTGGTAATGTTCTTATGGGCACACTTGGCGGCACTCAAAGTGGTGAAACACTTGCTACGGCGGCTGCTGGTGCGACTTATTGCGTACCATTTGTGCTACATCCATTCGGTATGTCTACTCCTCACCGCCTTCAACCGTTATTTTCCTCTGCTCCAGTTCAATTTAAACTGACTTTGGAATCGGCTTCCGTCGCTACCAAAGGTGCTTCCACTCAAATTGACTTTACTGAAGTTGAATTGGTGTGTATATTTACGGAATTAAGCCCGGGTGCTCAAGCCCAAGTAGATGCTATGAGTGGTGGATTATATAATATCCTTGCTTCGTCTTACCAAAACGTTGGCACTACTATGGTTGATGGTTCCACCGCTGTAACGGCGAACCTTGGCATTAGCGTATCGTCTTTAGAACGAGTAATCGTTTGCCATCGTCCAAGTGCTACTGTAAACGCCCAAGGTGCTTATTCGCTTGGCAATCGGATTAAAAATAGTTTGAGTGAATATTCTATTTTCGTCAACGGCGAACAATACCCAGCCCGTCCTGTAAAAGTGGAAGGAAAATGTGCCGAAGCACTTGCCGAGTTCCTATTGAGCGACCACTCACTGGTTAACTTTGATAAACAATCGTCTTTCAATATTGCGGTTACTGGTGCTACGACTAGTCTTAAATCTAATGGTCTTGACGGACAATCCGCTAATGGTATTCTTCAACCATACCAATTCGACACTGCTGCTGGAACGGAAGACGGTTCTACCCCTGCTTCGCCTTCCAATATCGGTTCTTTTATTACCGCAATTGAAATGGAAACTGGTTTAAGTGATGGTCGTTCGCAACGATTATATTCGGGTATTAGCACTATATCCTCCACTGTAAATTATCGTGGTGTGTATGCCAGTACTTCGGTTGCCGCTCAGGTCGATTTCTATGCGCAATTTACTGTGCTCTTGTCGCTTAACTCTCGGGGGCACCAAATGTTTTGGTCCGTCTCAGTATAGATGTTTGGAGAGTATATTTAATTTATAGGTAATTTATCTACAAATTAAATCGTTTTTTAAAGTCAGCAATAGAGGCTTCTTTTGTTGGTAAATTCCAAAGTATCCAACGAGACAAAGCCCCAGCCGAAGTAGGGTCATTCCAATTTTCATTGACTCTATGCCTTGCTAAATACGATGCCTTTTTTTCTTTAGCAACGTCTTTGTCTCCTTTAGAATAAATAGTAAAGTCTTTTAATCCTTTCGCTCCAAAGTGTGTGGTAATCGTTCGCCCGTTGTCTCGCTCAAAGGTTGCCATCAGCTTTTTGTCGGAGTTCGTGGAGGGTTTAATAGACACAAGTCTCATATATATTACAAAGAAAAAAGGATTCTTGTTCAATCAAATTTAACAATAAACTCGCCTTCGGTAATCTTTAGGGGTGGAATACGATTATCCACTACTTTATTTTCTTCTTCGGTTGACTTCGCCAAAATCTCATATACTTCATCGCTAAAGCCCGGAAACTTCTCTTCATAGTAATCAGCCCCGTACACTTCATAATTGACACTATTCCAGTCTAAATTATCGTAGCATTCTTCGTCAGCACAATAGTCCAATAGTCCATCAAACATTTTATTAAAGTTGTCTGAATCGTGTTCTACCCATAATCCCTTGTTGGCATCGTTTAACTCGTCGGCAGATGGAATGTTTCCAGTGTCTCGCTTGATTAAGTTTTTAGTATTATGAATAATAGTCTTAAACTCCTCTTGTTGTTTTAGGGACAAAATGTCGCTTTCCTCCATATAATAGTTAAAATATTTTATTTTTTCTTTTACTATGTATATAATGAATCCCATCAGTGACACCGAAAGCGAACCCGACCAAAACGCCCCTATTGTTGAATCTTTAGAAAAAACAAAACCAAAACGTAAGGGCGTTGCCCCTACCACCCTAAAAGCTGAAGAACCAAAACAAGTGCCTCCTCCTAAACCAAAACGGCAACTGACCGAGCGACAATTGGAAGCATTGGCCAAAGCACGAGAAAAAAGAGCATTAGCACGTAAGGCGAAATCTGAAAATCAACCTGTAGAACCAAAAAAAGAAGTAAAGATTGAAACACCTGAGCCTGAACCTCAACCTTTAGAAAAGGTAGAACCAAAAGAAGTCGTGGGGGGACGTAACCCCCCACCTGTTGTTGAAAAGAAAAAAAGAACCTACAATAAGAAAGCACCAGCACCTAAAGCAGAAGTTGCGAAAATAGATTTTGTTTAGATTATATACATGAGTCTTAACATTAAAGAACAACCAAATAAAAATTAAAAATTATCAACACGGCAAACAATTTAGACAAAATATTAGCAGATGACTTACCTGAACCCTTACCAAATTATAGTGGGTTTAACTGGGTTATCGCTGGAGCCTCGGGTAGTGGTAAAACAACCTTAATGACTTCTATCATGTCGCAACGGAAAAAGAAAGGAAAGCGTCAATCCTATAGAAAAGTATTTGATAAAATATATATCATTAGTCCTACTTTAGGGCAAGGCAAGAGTGCTAAAAACGACCCTTTTTTAGATGTCCCTGCTGCCCAAAAGTTCAAGGAGTTTAATTTAGAAAACATAAATGAAATATACGAAACATTAGAAGCCAACCGAGATGATGATTTACATAGCGTTTTAATATTAGATGATGTAGGAGCACAAATCAGAAAGAACGCCCAAGCAGAAAAAAAACTGACTTCTTTGTTACAAAACCGTCGTCATGTGTTTACCAGCGTCTTTACATTAGTCCAACGATTTAGAGATTTACAAACTGGAGTAAGAGCAAATATGTCTCACTTTTGTACCTTCAGACCAAAAAATGTATTAGAGGAGGAAGCCATATGTACTGAACTGATGCCTTTCCATAAGAAAAATTGGAGACAAATTATGGATTATATTTTTGAAAACGACGATAAATTTTCTTTCTTGATGATAGATATGAGTCTTAAGAATACCAACAAATATTTATACTATAACAAGTTCAACCCATTAGACATTAACGAATCATAAACATTATATATTATATAATCTACTTATATTATATATGCCTCCAAAGAGAAAGAAACGGTCGAAATCCATGCCTAAACAAAGTCAGTCACAAAGGCAAAGTGTAGTCGTGAATATTGGAACATCTAAAACTAAATCTAAACCTCGTAAATCAAGAGGTCGTGGTGGATTGCCTCCGCCGTCATATCAACATAATTTAGCACCAACCTTTGTTACGCAACAAGCCACTGACTATAATCCAGTCATTGGAGCCATAGCGAGTTTAACCGCTAAATTAAATGAACAGCCTCGCATACAACAACCAGTCACGCCGTTGAGTTCAACCGTTCAAGCCACATCGCAAAGTGCCGAACAAATGGCGGGTAAAGCCGCCTTAGGCCGTGCTGGAAAGACCGCTGGAAACTTTCAACAACTTCCAAGTCAGGCGGATGAAAGATTGGCACGAGAAACACAAGATAAATTGGATGTACAAGACAAACAAGCATTTGAACAAAAAATTTCAAGCGGTGGTGAAAAAGGTTCAGTTTCAAGCGGTGGTGAAAAAGCTTCAGTTTCAGGTGGTGGTGGACAAAAAACAATAGGAGGAGGACAATATCCATCAATCGGCAAATTAGCACCCAAATCAGAAGAATCAAAAGAAAGAGACGCACAATTGGACGCAATGATGGATAAACGAGCCGATGCGAGTAAAAAGCAAGTAGATACATTTAAAGTAATCCGAGACAAAATAGACCAAAATATAGAACTATCAGCAGAGGAATTAAAAAAGGCAAAAAGTCCAACTGGAAATAAGTAATTTAAGGAAAAAAAAGAAATAAGAAAATACAGGGAATGTAGATTAAAAATAAAATATTTAGGAAATATATATGTCTATTAAGATTATTAGTGGTCACTCCATATTCAACGAAAACGCTATCGTCTTATCGCAAAAGTTTAAATGGAAATTAGAAACCGATTTTGACCCACAACCAAACGACTTGTATATTGTATATGGTGCTCATGAACTCGCTCACCAATTGCTAGAAGTCCAATTTAGGAAAAACAACTCCTTTGGTTATATCATTATGAATAGCGAACAAACAGAGTCACAATTCTTTAAGAACAAATATTATATCAGTCTTATGAAGCGTAACATTGTATTTGATTACAACACACTCACGACCGAATACTTGAAAGAAAACCACGGCATTAAAGTCTTATCTTATTTCTTTTTTGAGTTTATGAAGTTTAATATAGAGACAAATGATAGACCATACGACGTAGCATTCATTGGCTCTAAAAACGAACGGCGTGAAGACTTCCTAAACTTAATACAAAAACAATATCCCGACTTGAAGGTATATGTGGATTTTGAATGGAAACATAGCAATGCCGAATCACTCACGAAAATCCTACAACAATGTAAAGTCGTCTTGAATATTCCTTATTATAAACATAACCCATTAGAAACACACCGCATCAACAAGGCTTTATCGTGTGGTTGTGATGTCATTAGTCTTAACTCGGTAGAAGACGATGCGAATAACTTTTATAAAGACTATTGTGTGATGAGCAACGACCTTGTTGGTGCCGTCGGTGCTTACTTTAAGGAAAAACCAGCAAAGAAATCCTATGAAGAACTTATTAAGAATTTGTCTCAAAAGTTTAATCCGCATATGTGCTTTATTATAGGTCACGTCCATAAAAAATTGTTGTCTATATCTAATGGAGACAAAGAAGAAACTTTACACGAACCGACCGCCACTGATACAAACGTGTCCACCGACAAAGAAACGGAAGTCGCATTGGGAGACAAAGTTTGAAAAAGATTATCCTTTTGTAAAATGGACGCCTCGTGATTTATCTTTAAAATTTATGATACCTATACATATCATAAGACCACTTATGGAAAACAAAGCGGAATGTATTAAATATATTTATCAACAAACGGAAACCACTAATATATGAGATATTTTATATAAGTGTATTATATAATGTATCAAGTGCCTCTTGGTGGTATAGGATTTACAAGCAACGTTGGTTCTTTAGGGACAAATATAAATGCGTCAAATGCGTCAATCAATAATTTATCCGTAACATCCGCCACTATAGGACAATTAAAAACAGCCATTTTTGAACCAATTACTTTAAACACAAGTGTCATAAACGCCTCACAACTCAACTTACCGACAGACTATATTATACCTTTTTTAAATGTAAGTCAGTTAACAGCCTTCACAGAGTCGTTTGTAGATTTATCGGCGGTCAATGTGTCTGCTACCAGTATAACCGCAACAAGTGTAACAGCACACAACGTCCAACCAACGCTAACCGCAGGAAACAATATTGATATTTGTGGAAATGTTATATCGTCAACTGGTATATTACCCTCCATAGGAAATTTTACAGAAATAAATACCTCCACCATAAACGCAAGTAATTTAAGCACAGCCGACTTAAGTATTGGTTCTAACTTGACTTTAACGAATAAGTTATTGAAGGTCAATAGCACCGCCAATGTCACGCAAAATAGTGCTGACTTAATTACAAGCGGAGCGGTGTATAGTGCTTTCAATGGAACAGGCGGAGGAGATAGTCGGTCTTTAACCAATACGCAATTGTATTTGGGAGGGGATATTATTAAACCTATTGTTCCGGGAACGGTCAACACCGTAAATGTAAATATACCGCCAAACACAACAAGAAATATGATGAAGATATTCTATACAACCAAGTTTGGGGCAAATGCTATTCTAAATTGTACTTGTTCTTTTTCCTACGAAATGGCAGGTTACGGCGGGGATAATGTAAATGCTCGGCTAATTTATAACAACGGAGTAGACAACACCATCAGTCGCCAAGAACAGATTTGGATTGACCACGAAGGAGGCGGGACTCGGTCGGGTGTTTTGTCTCCACGCATAGGCAATCGAACCTCGGCCGTATCTGCGGGAACAACCGTATATTTTCAACTTCTAATTGATAATAATTCAAGTAATGATACTTGGACGATGTTATTTCCCGATAGTTGTACCTTTCAAATTACAGAAACATTGGATAACGACGGAGGCAATGACTTGAACTTAAACACAGGTGATATACAAGCAGATTCCGCTATTTTTAATTCGTTAAACATACAAGCAGGTTCATCGGCGGGACAAGCCGTTATCGGACGAACCCAAATAGGGAACGACGCTTTCAGTAATATGATGGCATTATCTATCAACGGTAACACGGGAGCGACCAATTATGGATTCGCCCAAATAGCCAATAACCAAACGATTATGAACGCCCAATCGACATCGACCTACAATAGTTTTCGGGTTCAGAATCAAGAAATAGCCTCTATCAATGATGTCGGTTTAGGTATTGGGTATCCAACAGGAGACACCGCTTTTTTCCCGTTATGTGTGAATGGAGATGCTTTAATAGAAAATATATTATTTGCCGACGAAGTAGATGCGAACAGCGTAAAAACGAATAATTTAAGTAGTGACAATTTTAGTACGACCAACGCTACCATAGATAATCTAACGATTACAGGAACAATCACAGCAGATACATTTAATTTTTCCACAGGAAATTTGATACCGGGCGACAATATCACCATCGTAGACGATGTCATTAGTGCTTTTATTGGTTCTGATTCTATAGTCAATATTAACACTTTACATAGCGGTGGAAATGTAGATGTGGTCGGAGCATTGAATGTATGTGAGACCAGCACCTTTGGTGGTTCTTTGAATGTGTCTAATATAATATATGCTGGAGCAGCGGGACAGCACGAGGGAGGGTTAGTGTTGTATAGCAATGTAGTAGGCAATAACTTCACACAAACATATGATTCCAGCGGGGACGAAGTCTATATCACAGCAACAGGGTCAGCTACCGCCATCAATTATTTTGTAGGAGGAACAAATGTGTTACGAATCTCTACAGGGACATTTGAAGTATTTAATCTTGAAGCAGACGATATTAATGCGGAAACCTTAAATGTAGTTGAATTGGAAACAGAAGTATTTGAATGTATTGACGGGAAAGCAACGTTCCGTTTTACAACCCCTTTGTTGAATGCTTCCAACGCAAATATAAGCACATTGATAGTGGACGAATTACAATTGAACGAGTTAGACATCGAGGAAGCAAACTTTTCTACTTATAATTTTATCGTAGGAGTCGGTGACGAATTGGATGTCAATACGTTGACCGCAACACTGGCAAACATTAATACTATAAATGTGAGCAACGCCAATTTCGGTAGTATTACGGCATCAGGAGTAGGAAACTTTTCTACGCTAAACGCTTCCAATTTATCCACAGCGACTATGCGATTCTCAAGTGATTTTTTCTTGGATAGATTTTCTAATACGTTAAACTTTGTAGGAGAATCCGCAGCACAAGTTATAGAGGAGTTAGAAGACAACGGTTTAACTACGGTAAGTATCAATACAGTTTCGTTAACGGTATCGGGTTTTTCAAACGTTAACGTTCTCGGTGTTGGATTGTTATTAACCTCGACAACAAATTTCCTTTACAATATCAATAGTTCGGGAAGGTGGAATACTTCTACATTGAACGTATCTACCATCAACGCCTCTAATATAGTAGGGTATCAAGAAGAACTAATCGCTGGGACAAACATCACTATCGTAGGAAACACTATCTCTTCTGCGGGTGAACCGCTACCCAGTAATGCTAACTTTTCAACTATAACGTCACAAACGACCAACACAAGCACCTTAAATACTTCTTTCATCACTTGTATTGACGAGGCATCGTTCAGTAATGGTATTACGGCCTCAGGTATAGTTAGTTGTGACCAGTTAGATACAGACGAAATATTTACGATTGATACCAATTCTACTAGAACGAATACATCGTCTATAGGAGCGTTTGTGTATAACATAAGTGATAATTTAGACGACACAGAAGCATCCACGTTGATTCGTAATGGTAGTTTAACCGAGTTTATACATACAGCTGGACGACTTCGCTTTTCTTGTAACGAAATACAAACGTCAGGAGTAGCAAACTTTTCAACGCTCAACGCCAGTAATTTATCGACCGCTACGATGGGCTTGTCCTCTGATTTTGAATTAAATACATTTAACAACCAACTCACGTTTATCGGCACGACTGGTTCTCAAGCCATTCAATCATTAGAAGATGATGGTTTAACGACTACGATTTTAGTCTCAGGTTTGTTAACGGTAACAAATTTCGCAAACATAAATACAGGCAACTTTTCAACCATAGATGTCATCGGTGGGAATATAGACACCTTAACCAACGAGAAAATAACGTCTACCAATAGAATCATTATCAACAATACCGCACCAACTTTGTATTTAAAAGATACAAACGCCAAATCGGGAATGATACATATGAACGCTAACAGAATGTATTTTCTTAGTGGCGGGACGAATAGCGAATCTTGGAGTACAGTCAATGGACAATGGCCGTTGTATCTACAAACCGATACCAACCAAGCATTTTTCGGTGGAGATATAGATACACCTTCTTCCGTCTTTGCGAATAATTTTATAAGTCCAAATGCCAATATAAGTACATGTAACGTATCTACGGTGAATGCTTCAGTAATCAACGGAGCAAATTTATCCACAGCGACTATGCGATTATCAAGTGATTTTTCATTGGATACATTCAATAATACGTTAAACTTTGAAGGAGAAACAGGTGCTGACGCCGTAAGAGATTTAGAAGACAATGGTTTAACTACGGTAAGTATCGATACAGATTCCTTGACAGTATCAGGTTTTTCTAATGTGAATGTTCTCGGCGTTGGATTGTTATTGAGCTCGGCGACAAATTTCCTTTACAATATCAATAGTTCAGGAACGTGGAATACTTCTACGTTGAATGTATCTACCATCAACGCGTCATCCATCACAGGATACCAACAGAGTTTGATTGCTGGGACTGGAATCACGTTAAACGGGAATACAATCTCGGTAACTGACCCTTTACCAACTGATGCTAACTTTTCAAGCGTCAACGCATCTACTATCAATTCCTCGTCTGCGATTATTGATTCTATGACAGTAAATGATATCCAATCTTCTTTAATAAGTGCGACCGAAAACATTACCAGTCCGCAATGTGATATAGGAAATATAAGTTGTAATAATCTAACCGCTACAACATTAGTAGAAAGCGACGAAGCAAACTTTTCTACTTATAATTTTATCGTAGGAGTCGGTGACGAATTGGATGTCAATACGTTGACCGCATCACTGGCAACCATTAATACTATAAATGTGAGCGGAACAGCAAATATAAGTACTGGTAACTTTTCAACCATAGATGTCATCGATGGGAATATAGACACCTTAACCAACGGCAAAATAACTTCTACCGATAGAATCATTATCAACAATATCCAACCAACTTTATATTTAAAAGATACAAACCACAGGTCGGGAATGATACATATGAACAATAACAAAATGTATTTTCTTAGTGGCGAGACAAATTCTGAAACTTATAGTCAAGTCAATGGGCAATGGCCGTTGTATCTACATACCAATACCAACGAAGCATTTTTCGGTGGAGATATAAATACACCTTCTAACGTCAATGCGAATAATTTTATAAGTCCAAATGCCAATATAACTACATGTAACGTGTCAGTAATCAACGCCTCTAATATAGTAGGGTATCAAAAGACGCTTATTGCGGGGACAAACATATCTATCGTAGGAAACACTATCTCTTCTGCGGGTGAACCGCTACCCACTAATGCTAACTTTTCCAGTGTAAATACAAGCACCTTAAATACTTCTACCATCAATTCCTCGTCTGCGATTATTGATTCTATTACAGCGACTGATTTAACTTTAACCAGTTCAGAGTTTCCATTAACTATTCCTAACGGACAATTGAACGTTAGACAGATAAATATTAGTAGAGCGATGTTGATGGAAGGTTCTGATAGTTTTTTTGGTAGTCCCTTTAACGCCTCTAATAATATTGGCGGTCTTCCCCGAAGCAGAATAAACTTTTGGTCTTCTACTGAATTATATACGATGGGTATGCGATTCGGAGTGACAGAAGAAAATAAAGCTCAAATTAATCTTGACCCGTACGGTAATGTAAGCGTATTTAATATTAATATTAACAATGTAAGCACGATGGATATGGATAATGCGTCCACGACGTTCCATAATACTCTGAATGTAGAAAATGTCTCGGTAGGCGGTTCTTTGTCCGTGACGGGTTCAATCGAAGGATACCAAGAAACGTTAATCGCTGGGACAAACATTACCATTACAGGCAACACAATTAGTTCAGCAGGTGGCGGTGGCACTTTACCAGCAAACGCAAATTTTTCCAGTGTAAATACAAGCACATTAAATGCTTCTACTATCGACTCGAGTGGTAGGGTAGATATAGGTGATGCGGACGGGCAAAGTGAGGGTTTAGTTCTTACGGGAACACAACCAACGATTACTTTAAAAGATACAAACGGCAGGTCGGGAATGATACATATGAACGATAACAGAATGTTTTTTCTTAGTGGCGAGACGAATAGCGAAGCTTGGACGCAAGTAAATGGAGAGTGGCCGCTTAGATTACAAACAGATACGAATGAGGCATTTTTCGGTGGAGATATTATCAGTCCAAACTGGAATGTTCTAAAACCCGTTTTTAATTTAAATAATTTGTTTCCAAGTAGTGCGAGTGGAGGAACACAAGTAACGGTTGCGACGAATGTAGTGATTACAGGTAATTTTATTCTTCATTTTTATAATTCTGCTTATAAGTCATCTACAGGTCTTGTTGTATTTCTATTATATGCGGTTCCAAATGCGGGAGGTACAAATATATTGATTGGAAATTTGAGGCAATACTACAACGCGTCACAGTTCCATCTCTCATTTAGTCAGTCTAATTATGTGACAAATGTTCCTGCTGGGACTTATTCTTTATTATTAACTCGTAGTAACATGGAAGTGAAACACGATTCGAATGACTTCTTGACCGTAATAATGGAAATGGTTCCATTTTAATTTCTAATGTGTATATAATGGATTACTTTATCACACTCACGTTCAAATATCCAAATAAACAATTTTTTATAAAAGATACTTATGATACTTTAGAATGGTTTGAAAAAAATATACCGAAACCAAGCGACGAAGAACTCAAAGCATATTGGGAAGAAATAAAAGGAGATTATTTTAAAGAAAATATGCGACAAGAGCGTAACCAACTATTACAAGAGAGTGATTTCAGAGCGGTTTCAGATTACCCGCAACGAGACAAATGGATACTATACCGCCAAGAACTCCGTGATTTTCCGAGTGTGTGGACGCCCGAGACACCGTTTCCAATTAAACCCGAATAAAATAATATGTACCTATACTATGTATATATTATTAGTCTTCAATGACCAAGATTGTGAAAAACTAAATTGTATGTGGATGTATACTACGATTAAAGAGTTGATAGACGACACTAAGAACGTAATCAAATATAGCGACGTGAATAAGAAGACCCGCATCTACAAAACAGCAAAGTCATTCTTTAGAGTATTAAAAATATCAAGTGCAGACACCAAATTATACTTCAAATAAATAAAAAATAATGTCGTATAGTATATGCCGTCAAAATACTTATTTTTAGAAAATGCTCAACGCAATTTAAGTGTATGGGATAACCTACCAACCTTGTCGCAATCTTCCCGTGAATGTTATATAAGCGTGGCTTCCGTTAAATTAATTTTTGATGATTTTCCTCTCTTTTATTCTGTGAGACTTAAAATCGATTTACCGGTAATGAACTATGCTTCGTCTTCCAATAGTATCCCAGTGATTGCTATGTTGTCGCAAGGAACAAATAACATTACTTCAGAGGGAACAACAGAAATTAAAGTATTTGAACTTATCCACGCCGACCAAATACAGTTATTTAGCAACGATAATCTTAAACGAGCAAAATTTGTATTAGAAAACGAATCTGGTGCGGAGATTGTATTAGATGTTGACGATAAATTAGATATTATGTTAAAAATCGATTACGTAGACCAACAAGCAGTAGCCAATCAATATATTAGTGAAGTTCCCAAGCATCTATAAATCTGATAAAGTCATGGCAATACCGCTACTATTGTTATACTCTATTACACTTGTAAATGTCTTGTCTACATATAAAGGTAAAGTCCCTTGACTAATATTTACTCGTAAAGTCAATTTAAACTGCGTTTTACAATAACAAACTCTGTCGCTTTCTAAATGTGTTATTTCTACATCATAAGTGTCTTCATCAATGTCTTCATCGTATTCATCAATCATAGTCTTAATATATTTATAAGGTACATCGTCAAGTAAATCTAAATACTTGATGGTTGAGAGTCGGAGGCAATATATGTACGTCATAATCTTAAACAAATAAAATATATAAAATCTATTTCAATTTTTATAAAGTTTTTCAAAAGTTTTTTTAACCAGTGAATGACTATTAATTATATCTTTTTTGGATAAACTAAAAAAACCTATTTCCATTCTATTTCCTTATAAGGAGCTCCTACACACACACAATTATATCCCTTTTTTGTGTGTGTGTTGATTAAAAATAAGAAAAAACTTTTAAAAATAAAATAAAGTAACTAACTAAGAAAATGATTAAATTATTGAAAAAACGTAAGGGTAACCCCTGAGGACCAAATAGCCCTTTTG